CTGTGGTTGATTGGCCGCTGTCGACTGCGCCAAATCTACCGACCCGACTTGCCCATATATTTTCGTGATAAACCCATCATTCGCCCCGACAAACGTCGTGAGCGCAGACTCGTCCAGATTGCCGGACCCGTCGAACCCGATGTCCTGCTCGGTGTTGTCAGAGGATCGACGCACGCGGATAGCGTCGCCCGTGTAGGCGGTGCGGAGCTTGCGGGCAGTGGAGAAGGCGAGGACGGCGGAGGTTACGGTGTCGAGGGGCAAGCCACCCGCCGCAGCCGCAATCTGCCCACTCGCCGCACTAGCCGCCGAGTCGGTCCCGTTGACGTTGGTTTCCGTCTGCACTGCCCGGACGTATTCATCCTCATCGGCACTGACGAGGGTATAGGTGGCCGAGGTCGCCCCGGAAATATCCGCCCAGCCGGTCGAGCCGTCTGCTGATCTCTGCCACTGCCACGACGTAGTGGGCGTCGGAGTGCCGGAGGCCGATGCAGCCGTGGCCGTGAGTGTCTGGCCCACCTCCTCGGTGCCTGCGATGGTCGGCACGCCGGAGATCGATGGCGCGGTGTTGATGGTCGTGGCCGCGCTTTCGGCTGAGTCGGACCGCACCTGCCCGCCGGACGTGTTGGTCTCGGTCTGCACCACCGTCACGTCCGTGCCGAGGTCTGCCTCGACGATGGTGTACGTCGAGGAGGTCGCACCCGAGATAGGCGTCCCGTCCCTCTCCCATTGCCACGTGGTCGTCGGCGTAGGCGTGCCGGTGACAGACGCAGCGGAGGCGGTCAGGGTCTCGGTGAGGTTGGGCGTACCCGAAATCGTCGGCACCCCAGAGATAACCGGAGCGGCCTCGATGGTGCTCGCCGCGCTCTCGGCGGTGTCGCTGCCCTGAGAGTTCGTCTCCGTCTGCACGACGGTGATGTCGGCGTTGCCGTCTGCCGAGACAAGCGTGTAGGTCTGGCTGGTTGCCCCACTGATCGGCGTGCCGTCTCGCTCCCATTGCCACGTCGTCGCCGGCGGCGGGTTGCCCGTAACGGACGCAGCGGTTGCGGTGAGGGTGTTGCCCTCGTACAGCGTGCCCGAGATGGTCGGGACGCCCGTGATGCTGGGCACGGCCAGAGCGGCGGCATTGATCGTGTTGGAGGTCGCGGAGTCGGAGCCCTCGGAGTTAGTCACGCTAACGTCCAGCGTGATCGCCGCGCCCGCATCTGCCTCGACCAGCGTGTAACTCGCCGAGGTTGCTCCGCTGATGGGCGAGCCGTTGCGGTCCCACTGATACGTCGGGGTGGCCGAAGGCACCGGCACCTGCGTGTACGAGATAGACGACGACAGCACAGACCCGACCAGCGTACCGCCGGAGATCGTGACGGACGCGATGATCGGAGCAGCAGGAGGCACATTCACACTGCCCGTAACGGACCGTGCAACGGGCTGCGCCACCGAAACAGCAACAGATCCGGCGGTAGGCTGCGGGAACCCTTGATTAAGCAGGGACACGGTTACCCCCGGTTGGCGACGTTACTCACGATCTGCCAGTCCCACTGGGGGGACGAACCGGAGCTTCCGGTACCACGAATCAGCACATCACCGCCGAAGAAGACGTTGATCATATGGCTACCCGTGAACGCCTGCTCCGTAGTACCGGCAGACCCCGCGTAGATCGACCGCCATACGCCATCCGGACCTTTGAACTCCCACGTCCACGTACCCGTTCCCGAGTCGAGGTGCGCAGAGAGCGTAGCCCACCCACGGCAGGCTACAGAGTCCGTGGAGGTGTCGGTCGTGACGGTCCCGTAGTTCTGATAGTTAGAAGCCACGGTTTACTCCTTGATGAGGCCCTGCAGCACCATGGCTTTGCGGGCGGCGCTACCAACAGGCGGCAGCTCGACCTTGGGCTTCTTGGCCTTCGGTTTCGGCTCGGGCTTCACGACGTCTTCACTCATCGGGTCTGACCTGCGAGGACGTAGTCGACGCTCACCGACTTGGTGCCCGTGTTCGAACCCGACAGCTGCATGATGCCGACCGTGAGGTTCTCGTCATCGGGGATGTTGGCCGTGTGCGTCGCACGCAGCTTGCCGTTGATGTAGAACTCAACGATGCCGGTACCTTCCACGATGATGGCCAGCTCCACGTCGGTCGCGTCAGCCAGATCCACACCCGAGTCCGTCGAGGTCTCAGTACCGTCCTTCTCGGTCTTGCACAGGATGGAACCGTCGCCGTCGTCGACTTGAAACACGATCCGGTCTGCAGCCGTCAGCATGGCTTCCGGGTTGGTCGCGAAGTTCACCGTGAAGCCCGCGCAAACGTCTTGGTCGTCTGCATCCGAAGACTGGAGCTTGGTCTGGAACCACATCGTACGGCCGGCTTCGACAGCGAAAATCTCGTTGCCTTGGATCGAGGAGCCGTCGTTGTCCGTGGTGGCAGCAGAAGTGAGCGCCAGAATGCCGTTTACGGCATCAGCCGAGATAGCGGCAGAAGCACCAGAGTCCTTGACGACCGTCCAGTCATTGGTGCCGTCGAGCGCGACACCCGTGAAGTCATCGAAGATGACCGTCTGGTCGAGGTTGACGGTTTGGGTCAGGCCGCGGAACGCCTTGTAGGCGCCGGTGCCGGCATAGGTAATAGGAGCGCGGAAGCTCGTGGTCATGAGGGGTCTCCTGTCGTGACCAGTGTCTAGGCAGGAAGTTGCCTAGTCAGGGACAGAAGAACTTTTACGCGAGAGGTGGGGGTGTGTCAACAAGAGGTTGGACGCGAGGGTCAGGGCGCACGGGCGGGAACACCCCAACCCCCGGTCCAGCCAGCAATACTACCAGTACAAAGCTCAAGAGCAATAGAGCCAAGCGAGGCGGCGCCACACGCCGTGTGTCAACCCCACCCCACAAAAAGAAAGGGGCCCGAAGGCCCCCTCTTGTACTACTAAGTCCTTGGAAAACAAAGACTTATGCGGCGCCGGGGGAACCCCAGATTGCCAGCGGGTCGCTCGCCCCGAAGCTGTAACGCTCACGCGCCTTGTACCGAGCATTGCCCGTGTCGAAATCAGCATCCATCGACGTGCTCATCGGAGTACGCACGAAGTGCTTGAGGCCGTTCGGGATGTCGGTCAGCAGGAACCATGCATCAGTATCCGTGAGGAAATGGTTCACGGTATAGCCTTGGGGAATCGAACCGTTGTTGCGGATCGCGTTGAGATCGTTGTCTGCCGTGCCGACTCGACCTTCCGTCTCAAGGAGGCGGGTAGCCGTGAACATCAGCTGCGGCGGAACAACCAGCTTGCCTGCGGCGGAACAACCAGCTTGCGGGGCTTGGCCGAGATCAGGAGGCCGCGCTCATCGGTCCACTGCGAGATCTGAATCACAGCGGCTTCGAGCGACGTCTCGTTGAGGTCAGCAGCCACGGTCGGACGGTTCGAGTTCGTGCCACCGGAGACCAGCGGGTGGTCAGTGACGCAGAGCGCCTTGCCATCGCCGTAGGTGACGTTCGTGTCGAACGCCGAGTTGAGGATAGCCGCGGCCTTCACCTGCTTGGTGTAAGCCATGGCACGAGCCAGCGCCTTGGTGTACCGGGACGACAGGGAGTCGTACAGGTTGTCTTCCATGGCCTCTTCCGTGATGGAGAAACCCATGGAGACGGTCTCGTGCGTATAACGAGCCGTCCACGCTTCCTGTGCGTTGTCGTACTGGATCGAGTCACCTTCCGCCTTGACGGGAGCTGCCGAGAAGCCCGACAGCTTGACCTCTTCCTCGAAGGACCGATCCGAAGATTCAGTCTCGAAGATCTCGGCGTGCTGGTTGTCGTACTTGGCGTACTCCATGCCGAAGAGCGCGTTGAGGCCCGGCAGGAGTTCCTTGAGAAGTTGTGCGCGAGAAATTGCCATCTCAGATTACTCCTTAGATGCCGGTCGTGCTGCGGAACGGTGCGCCATCGTTCCAGACCACATAGGCTTCCGTATAACCACCGGAGGCATTCGTGGTCTCGGCAACAACGTCGACGATCCGAAGCGGGAGGGTGCTGGTCGTAGCGGACGTGTCCGACCCTGCGGCGCGCGAGACACCCGTGGTCGAGTCGCCCGTGTTGTTGACCATGGCGATGTTGGCACCGATGTCCGTGATAGCCAGATCACCAATGGTCGTGCCCGAGGACACGATGGCAACCTTGAACAGCACCTTGGGATCATCGACAACGTAGGCCACTGCGTCCGAGGCAACGGTGCTGGCGGGCCAGCTGTTGCGGAACACCTTGTAACCAAGGTTCGGGTCCGTGTAGGAGCAACCCATGAAGACGCCAATCGGCGTCATGGCAGCATCGGGCGTATCGAACTCGATGGTGCCGCC